ACCTAGATTTGCACCTACAGAGAAAGCCACGGGCGCTGGACTTGCGTCGATTCTTATATTATTATTACTTACAGTTGTAGTTACACCCGTACCACCTTCAAAGTTTAAGGTATCAGTACCGGGAGTGACGTTATCGTCTGTGCCTGTATCTGCACCTACAGAAAAAGCTACGGGTGCTGGACTCGCATCGATTTTTATGTTATTATTAGTTACAGTTGTAGTTACACCCGTACCACCTTCAAAGTTTAAAGTATCAGTACCGGGAGTAATGCTATCATCTGTACCTGTATCTGCACCTACAGAGAAAGCTACGGGTGCCGGACTTGCATCGATTTTTATGTTATTGTTAGTTACAGTTGTAGTTACACCCGTACCACCTTCAAAGTTTAAAGTATCAACCCCTACATTAATAGTGTCGTCTGTACCTGTATCTGCACCTACGGATAAAAGCTGTTCCCCAACTACATTGTTAGTCCAGTAACCCGGTGAAGAATTCCAAGTGTATGTAATACCTGAAACGGTTACTGTATCGCCATTAGAGGGATTTGAGGGAAAAATATATTCTGACATTTACGTGCTCCTAAATCTCTATCCAAAGAGGGCTACCGCCATTTGAATAGCGTACAAAAGTTTTTAAGTTTGCAGAATCTTTCCACATATCACCAACCTCAGGATTAGAAGGGGCTGTAGTAGACACAGTGAAGTTTATGGCTCCGGGACGTACTTCGTTTATCTCGACAATAGACTCCGTACCACTAACATCCTTTTTAATGAACATTTTTCCATCAGCGGTATTAATAGCGAGTTCGCCAAGATCGAGTTGTGAAGTAGTAGGAACGTTCCCCGTAGTAGAAGAACGCTTTAATTTGATAGTTTGTGCCATTTGGCTCCTCCAATACTATGCGTATATACGCAAGAGGTTATTTTAATTTTTAGAAAGTTCCGCCGTCTAGAGTTGTAGTCCAAGAGGCTGTGCCTGCTGTACCCATAGTAAGTAGTGCGGTATCGGAAGTAGGTTTGACAAGACGTGTGTATCCAGCATTAGAAGCTGCACCTATAAGCAGGTCGCCCACTGCTGTTGAAGAAATTCCTTTAATACGTACGTTATCTGAAGAAATCTCAAGAGTAATATTGTCATCGTTTAAGAATAAATCATTACCTGTCTTGCCAAGACCATCTCCTGCAGTGACTATACCTGCAGATGAAAATTGAGTTATGGTTAAAGCCGTAGTTCCTAAAGTAGGAACAGAATCATGAGTGAATATATAACCGTTATCTTGTTGTACAGAACCCTCTGTTACAAAAGTAAAAGTACCCCCCAAAAGTTCTTCAGCAATATTTGCATCGGCTGCTCGAGTAAGTACCCAAGCTGTTGAGGCGTCTCCAACTGTGGTTACCTCATAAATACCGTTTTCTTCTCCGGCAGTTTGATCTTTTATAAGTACACGATCTTCAGCTACTAAAGATACTCCATCTATAGAAAAAGCTGCATGTGACCCTGAATTTGTAAGAGTTCCTGCACCATTATTATAAGTGGCCGAAATACTAGCAGTAGTTGCAGCTCTTACTGCATCTTTCACACTAAGAGCTTGTTTTACTGCGTCAACGTACTCTTTTGTAGCTAAAGAATTTGTGCTGAATCCGACTCTATTTTTATATCCGGTAGGTACTTTGACAGTGCCTGTACCATTAGGTTCAAGTATTAAATCTCCGTTAGTGTCTGTAGTAGATACTGTATTTGTATCTATACGTACATTATCTACGTCTAATTGCTGTAGACCTGCAATAGAGCTTGTAGTAGCTCCCGGGTTAAGGGCAGAAGTACCTAATGTGATTGCGTTTAAAGTTACAACTCCTGTTGCAACTGTAAAATCAGTGATGTCAAAAGATGCTATACCTTTATTAGTTGCGGAAGCGTCTTCTCCTGAAATTGTGGCAGTTCCTGAAGAGTAACTTACATTAACACCTTCCCCAGAATCTATAATTACAACACCTTTATTAGTTGCAGTAGAATCTTCAGCTGTAATTGTAAGAGTAACATCTGTGCCTGATTTAGCAACAGTAATGTCTAAGCCTTCGCTACCTGCAAAGTTTAAGTCATCTGCTAAAAGGTCTACATCGGCTGTAGTACTATCATCTGTGGCGTTCACAGTAAGGACTTTAGGTACGGTTGTAAAACTTACAGTGCCTGAACCATCTGTGACAAGGGCTTGCTCTGCAGTGCCGTCCGTAGTTGGTAAAGTATATTCACCTGAAAATTCTACTTGTTTACCGAATTTAATAAGCTGTGCTGAGTTTGTAGTATCGAAAGTAAGATAAGTATGAGAGGCTGTTGCAAAAGTTCCAGCGGTAGCAGAGTTTTCTATTAATTTGAATTCGGTGGCTTGAGTGGTTAAGTCAACTGTACCTGTTTTAATTACAAGACTGGCAAAAGGGTTTACAACTAAATTACCTGCCGAGGTATCTATTTGATTAGTCGTATTATTAATACGTACAAAACCTGTAAGTATTTTATCAATCTTACTATCTGCATCTACAATAACTGCACTACTTGCGGTGAGAGTTCCTGCAACATGGTCGAGCATATCAGTATATAGTTTTCCACCTATTACTGTAATAGCGTTATCCGCGGGAGCGCCTATAAATAGCTTATCACTATTATCGGAGTAAGCTAATTCACCTGCTGTAAGTGACCCGGGTGCCGCAGTAGTACTACTGCGTTTGATTTTAATTGTTTGAGCCATTTAGCTTCTCCGTTATAGCCCTTTTAAAAGGACCCTGCGTCAAGTGTATCGGAATCTACTGAAATATTACCTAACATTATAGGTACCCATTCGAACACAGTGGGAGCAGTCTCTCTATAAACTTTGAATTGATTATCATCCATATCATACCAGGTGTCTCCTTCGTCTACTTCAGGGCCCTGAGGAGTAGTGTCTTGCTTAAAGGCATTATCTGCTAACTCTATTATGGCATCTTGTACAGTATCTGCTTCCATGCCTGCATGCCCCCCAAAAGAAATAGAGGTGGCGGCCGATAATATAGAAGGAACAGCAAGATTATTAATTTCAATTTGAACGTTGTCAGTTAGAAGATCTATAGTAATATCTGTAGCATTATTTACAGTTATATCAATAACTTCTTCTGTTATTTCAATTAGATTAGTTACCGCCATTTAATCTCTCGTAATGCTCTGGCTTAAAACAATTTGTCCTTCGATAAGCCTTTTCACTATTACATCAGATGCTGTGAAAATTTCTAAATCATAAAAATAAAGACCGGAATCTATGGCATCGGATTGAGATGCAGATAGTTCCATCTTTACTTTTCCTTGTGAAGCTGGAATTAAGACGCTGCATGTGAACGAAGCAGCAGCAGTTGCTGCAGACTTAGTCCTGCGCAGCTGGGCCCTAGCTTGGTAGCCAGTTAAATCTTTAACGACTCCGGCTTCTTTAACAGTTAAGTCAAGGGCAAAAGTCGTTCCTTGATCTATAGATAGGTTATATGTGGCTGCACTCATTAAATCTCTCCATTGTGAAATTATAGCAAATAGGACATTCGTAGTCAAGAACTATTTTTAAAAGGTTATTAAAGAAAGCATACTTAGTATAAGAAGATAGTACTAAATTAATCTCTTAGATGAGGTGCAACATAATCATTTCCGGAATAAGTATAGCTAGGAATACTTGTAGAATTGTTGGCTCTCCAAATATCATAGTCAGATTTTATAACTTTAACTGTTCTCAGGTCTCTGTCTACTCTTGAACTAAAATCTGTACTTTCTAATGTTTGATAAGGCCTTAAATTAGGTATAAACTTTGCATCAAGTTTTGTAGTATAAGAGGTACAACCAAGTTCTGTTAATATTGCTGCATCTCTTAAAAGAGCTGCTTCGTTCATTAATCCTGTGCCTCGTATAGAGGGCAGTCCTGCGTTCAATAGTATATCTACAATTTTTCCTGGATAAACAGTATATTGAGTTACCCCAATAAAGCTATCATCAGAAACTTTGCAAGCTGTTAAAATTTCCCTACATTGAATAGTATCACTATAAGGTCTTTCAATGTATCGTAAACCAAATAAAAGTCCTTTTAAATAATTTTTTGTTCTGTCAAGACTTAAAGGAAACTGCTCCCAATCTACAAGCGCATTTTTTACATCTTCTAAGTCAGAGGGAATTGTCTCTCGATAGTATACATTTGGTCCTCTAATAAATTCTAGGCTCATAAAGGGTCTCCGGGATAAGTTGGATAAAATGTATAATCAATAAGCCACTCAGAATAAAGACTGGAGTTTTTAAAAGCGGTCCATTCTTCTAAAGTAAGCACTGTTTCCAAATAATCATTTTGCATGTATCTATTTGAACTACGTGATATAGTTCCCTCCTTACTAAACCGAGGGTTTTTAGATCCTATAGTTTTCCTTCCTACTCCTTGTTTTACTGTGCTTTTTGTCATACCATGGATATCCCACGCACATATTTCCGTTAGTATACTAACTTCTTGGGAATATCCTTTCAATCTATGATCAGGGCATGTTGCTAATAAAAGATGCTCTGCAGTAGTGCCATACTGAGAGCTTCTATCTAAACATACGGGAAGATCATTGCTCTTTAAACAAAACAGAAATGTATATTCTTGTCGTGGCATGCCTTCGAAAAAAGGAGCTTGCCAGAACTTTGCTTTTCTAACCCATGATTTTGTTAAAGATTCCGCTTTTTCATCTGTTAAAGGCCAATCCTCCCAGTCATAAAGTATTCGTTTTACATGTTCTACGTCCGTATCTAAAAGAGTTCTGCTATATAAGTTCGGGCCATAAACCCTGCATGTATTATCCATTGTTATTTACCTAAATTACCTAGATTTAATGCAACTGCTATTACAGTTGCTTCCGCTAATGTGGCAGTATCTGCCGAATTTCTTAAAGCTACCGTGGCGGAGGCGGAGTCAGAGTTTTGCCCTGAATATGTTACCGTAATATCATCAGTTGTGTCTTCTCCTCCAACTTCTGCAAGACTAACATTTCCTGTTGAAGTATCTAATGTGCCTCGAATAGTCACATCTCCCACAACAGTACCTCCGTTTCTAAACGCGACAGTAGAATCTAAAGTACCTGAAGGTACCCAAGTAGTTGCGTTATCTCCTGAACTCCATCCCATGTAGGGATAAGAATTTTGAGTTGTAATTCCACTAGCTCCGTCTGCTCCGTCTGCTCCGTCTGCTCCCTGAACAGCTATAACTTGAGGAGAAGACCAATCTGCTACAGCTACTTCATCTGTAGTACCTGTGGAAGCTGCAACAGCTGTGCAAGCATAAAGGCTTGCAGTACCACTTGGCAAGTTAGACGTAAAACTATTCCCTAGATCAGTATTGTTAAATGTACCATCTGCAAAAGTATAAGTCCTAGCAGTATCAGGTTTTTCTGTTGTTAGGGCCGAGCTAGATCTTCTATAAGCAAAAACTACTGCTGAATTAGTTCCCGAAGTCCCATTAGCTGAAATGACCTGAGGTGATGTCCAATCTGCAGCAACTACAGAATCTGTAGACTCTGTTGAAGAAGCTATAGCTGTACAAATATAGAGATTATCCGTACCGCTAGGTATTACAGAATGAAAGTCATTTCCTAGAGCAGTGATAACAGTACCACTAGCATTTTTAAAAGTAGCATCTGCAAAAGTCCATGTTGCAGATGTAGAAGGCTTATCGCTTGCTCCAGTTCCTAATGCTGTGGAAGACCTCCTATATGCATAAACTACTGCTGTATTTGTGCCTTCTCCAGGTAGACCATTCGCTCCTTTAGGAACTAGCAGTTGGGCGTCTGTCCAATCTGCAGCAACTACAGAATCTGTGGCAGCTTGAGAAGTTGCGATAGCTGTACAAGCGTATATTTCATCCGTACCACTAGGTATTACAGAGTGAAAGTCATTTCCTAGAGCGGTGATAACAGTACCACTAGCATTTTTAAAATTAGCATCTGCAAAAGTCCATGTTGCAGATGTAGTGGGCTTTTCTGTTGTCAGAACTGTAGAGGACCTTCTGTATGCATAAACTACTGCTGTATTGACACCTGAAGCACCTATAAGTTGAGGGGATGACCAGTCAGTAGAGGTTACGTCATCAGTAGTTGCTATTGAAGAAGCTATAGCTGTACAAGCATATAAAGGATCTTCCCCTTCAGGTATTTCAGATTCAAATTGATTTCCTAAATCAATAGTAGTAGCACCGTTAGAATCGCTAAAATTAGCATCTGCAAAAGTCCACGTTCTAGTAGTAGAAGGTTTGACTGTTTCACTTAATGCTGTAGAGGACCTTCTGTATGCATAAACTACTGCTGTATTGACACCGGTTGATCCTTGTTTTGCTTTTGTGAAAGTTTGTACTTTTTGAAGAGTAGTTTCAGTACCTATACTACTTTTTATTACAATATTGTATGTTATTTTCCCGGTATCTCCGGGCATGGCCGTAATATTTCCTTTGGTAAAAGTGTAAGTGCCAATAGTATTAGTTGTTGCAGGTGTTACCCCACTAGCGGCAGTCCAAACTCTAAAAGAAGAGTTATCATGAGGAGAATCTTGATCATTAGATAGAGGTGTGGTACCCACAAAAGCTCTAATAGTTGTACCTGTGTTAGAAAAATTAGGGTTTGTACCGTCTGGGTCACATTGTACAGATACATTATCATTAGTTAGGTTAACGCTTAAACCATCTATTGAACCGTCTGATATTCCCGAAATTCCGTTGTTGGAAGAAAGAGGCTCGTACTGAGAAAATCTTTCTTTTAATGCAACTGTATTGTTTCCTAGTGTATTTCCTACTACAGCATAACGTATCCAATAATACCGGGTTGTTTGACCCTCGTCTATAATTTGATCTATATGAGTATCTGTTTTTGTAGTGCCTACTAAATGTGCTGAGGCGGAGGCTGCCTCTCCTGACCCTGATCCCGCCCCTGTGGCGGTAAATACAACGCCTACTGTATCTGCTGAGGCTCCTATTGCTTGAAAATCTGTGTCGCCCACTGTTTCAATAGTGTATGTTTGACCCACTACAAAGCTGCCGGCTGATATAGTTTGGCTTGCAAAATTTGCATTATCGTTTCTCCATATCTGAACAGAGTGTGTAGCTGCATTAAAGTTAGCAGAATTTGCCCACGATAAACTAATGCCTCCTCGATTATTATCTGTTGCATATAAACTTGTAGGCTTAGAGGGCAGGGCTGTAGGAGCTCGTCCGCTTTCTGCACCTTTAAGAGTGGCGTCTCTGTTAGTTTCTTGAAGTAAAAAAGCTTCGTTGTGATGTTCTTCAGCGCTTACCTGAACTAAACAGTCTTTTTTAAAGTTTAAGTTAGAAATTCTAAATTCTTTATTAACCCACCCAAATCGCGGATAGTTAATTTTAATTATTTCTCCCGCAAGAAGAAGCAAACCTTTAGGTGCCATAGTAAAATTAATACTTAAACCATACCTTGAACGCTCTAGGTATTGTTTTGCATTAATACGTCCGTTGAAATAATTAGTAATATGAGGGGTTCTAATGTCTCCTTTCTTTGGAATATTTTTATCATCTTTTAAATAAGTAGAATTAAAAAGAGTTACAGACCTGTCTTCATATCTATTTTGAGGGTCTTTTATAGAAACAGATACAGTATTAAAAGTACCTTTTTGACCTGCGTCTTCAACATTAATACTACCAATTATATCCTCTTCTTCTATTACGCTAGGAGTATATACGGTACCGTCCACTGTAACAGTATCTAAAGAATCTGGTGAAGCTCCTGCAATTTCTAAGCTGTACAAACCTCCTGAGTATCTTAACATACCGTTAAACTGTGCTAACATACTATTAATGTTATCAAAAACAGAAGTATTGGTATTAATTACCGCATTTGTCTGATGCCTAGTAACATGTCGTTGATTCTGACTTTCCCAACCTAAATACTTCCAGTATTTTACCTCATCACAATCATACAAAGAATAGCCACTAAGATAAGAGCTTTCTGAAAATTTTCTAACTATAGGATTGCCTTCAGGGGTCATGGCTGTTGTACCCCCTAATGTTAGTGAAAGAGATGTTGGAGAAGAAGCATTTCCGGATACTTTTGTAAGCGCCAGCGAGGAAACAGTAGATATTCCAGCACTAAAATCGGTAGGTATTAATCCTGCACTAACAGTCTTTTCATATACGGAACCATTGTACCATACAATATCCCCTATTTGATAAGTTTTCCAATCATGCCATTTTTGTCCAAGCTTTCCTATTACGTCTTTCCAAGTTACTTCATTTAAACTATTTTTAGAAGCAATGTTTTTTACGGTACCCTGCCATAAAGTTTTTCCCGCACTATTGCTATACTTATAAACATCATCAGCGACAACATTAGTACTGCTACTGATAGATGTGGTAATATCTGAAGTAGTATCGCAGTCTCGGGCTGCTAACTGAAAACCTTCTAAATCTATATCGTTTTCGACGCTTAAGCCTCGACCATACCTTTTATTAGATATATAATCTAATAATTGCATTGCGGGATTAATACTTACTCTTTTATCTCCATTATTTTTAATTTTGTATGTATACGTATCATCAGGTATATAACCCGGATCAAAAGCGAAATTTACTTTAGCTACTTTCGTGGTACCGTTATACGATATAATTTTTCTTTCTTGTACATAGGGTACACCTTCTTCAACTTTAGTTAGTTCTAGAATTTTTCCTACATAGGCATCAGTTGTACTACTGGATCCAGAAGCTAGCTTAACTACGTCTTTGAGTACTATTTTTCCCAAATCTGAGTTATTGAAATCTGTGGAAGAAAAAGAACCTAAATTATCTAGTTCTCCTGCATTATCCGTTGTTTGGATTTTTAAATTAAGACGACTAATAGCCTGTCTTAAAAGCCTATGGAAGAGACCACTGCCAGAAAAATTAAAGCTTGCTAGATCAGCGTCTTGCAAAGCATCAGCTACTGATTGGCCGTCTCCTGAGGGAGATGTAACAGTTACTTTTATACCTTTAGTTGTTCCTGCTCCTGCGCTGTCCAAGTCTGCCTCTAATTTTTCAGCTACTGTGCCTGATACTATGACATGGTCATAGGTTTGTAAGTAATATTTATGCGCCCCCTTTTTCATATAAAAATTAGGAAAACTTAAATTAGGCTTAGACTTAAATTTCACTCTATGAGTATCAGTTCCTGTTTCATCTTTAAAAGTGTATATGTCTTCAATTACTACACTACTTAAAATAGTCGAATCTAGAGCCGTATAAACAGTTTCTACTTCATCACCTATATTAAAATTAGAAATATCAGCAGAAGTCTGAGAAGGATCATCTTGATATGCAAAGTCATAATTATAGCATTCTAGTATCTTACCTCTAACTACAAAATCTAAAGAAGGTATTTCAGTTTCTCCTTCTCCTATTGTATATTCCACCACTACATAAGCTGTGTCTAAAAGTCTGTGATTTCTGCCCCAGTATTCTTCTGCTTTATCATAGTAGTCACTTTGAATTTTAAAATTATTAGCTTGTGCTATTGATACTAGTAAAGAATCTGCAACTTGTCCTCTTTTACCTGCATGAAATACAATCCGGGCATCTATAGGAGTAGTTATAACGTGCCCTTTTTCATGGGATATACCTGCTCCAGTTAAAACATTTGTTACGTTAATACCAAAAGTACTTTGAATTCTATTAAGGTTGATCTCTTGAGCAAACTGCTGTGTTTCTCCCAGAGAATCAATGTAGGCTTCCATCTCTTCATCCGGAGTAAACTCTATTAAATTGTTCTGATCCAGCACAGGTGTAGAACCTAGTACGTCCCCTCTATCCATTCGACCTCTGCATAATACGTCTATAGTATTTTCGGAAGTCTGAGTAGATCTAGCTTCGTTATCATTTTTATCTACACATATACTTGACGTATCGTCAAAATAAATATCATATAAACCAGCTATTTCTCCTTCACATATTGCATAGGCTACGTACACTTTTTTTGCATCAGTTTTTAAAGTATCTACAAATACGGGAAAACTACTTAATTTTTGAACACCATAAACTACAGGTAGATGTTTTGCATCTAGATTAAATCTAAGATCTACCTCTCTATCAACCTCTACTTCATACTCTACATTAGTATATTTTTTTATAAGGCCGAAAAGCTTTTTCTTTTTTTCTAGCCTAGTTCGCGTTTCTTTAGCTTGATATATAGATACTAAATTTATTGCTTGTTCTGAATGTAAGAACCCTAGATCATCTGCATATTCTTTTCTATCAAGTGCTGAGATATCTGGTATACCTCCACCATCTAAAGCTCTGTGATGTTGGTCTGAAGTTAATCTGCCATTTACATTTACGAAGTCTCCCCAATGACTATTAATAACCCAAGTTATTACTGAAGATTTTAAAGGGTTTTCAACAATTTTTGAAGAGGCTATTATACCTTTGAATAGCAAAAAAGGAGATCCGATTATTATACCAGTGTCGGGTTGAATATGGGCTTTGTAAACTTTTACATCTCTATTTATATACCCTGCATAAGTAGTATTGTTTTCTTTGGGATTGAGTAAGCCTATTACCTCTTCAGAAGAAAATGTTATTTTCCCCTCTCTTTCAGTAGCTATTGCTGTTAAATCTGAAGCAGAGGCTAATAAAGTAGTATCAATTACTGCTGTTTTATTGTTGTTTGTAAAAGATTTTATAGTATAATAATTACCACTGTGAGTAGTTGCGTTTCCGGCGCCTGTTACTGTGAGTTGGATTTTATCACCTTCTGCAAAACCCGCATCTACTAAATCAACATCAGTAATTATAGAAGAAGAAGTCGTTGTAAAATCTATATTTGTTTCAGTATTTAAAGCAGCAGCAGAAAGCTGTATACTAATAGAGGAGGCTCTAGCTTCTATAGTTTCTGAGATACTTCCAGTACTAATTAGTTTGTTAGCAAAATATGTACGGGAGCCATTAGCAGCACCACTTCCATCTGTAGAACCATCATCAAAATCTATATCAAAACCAGAATCTGTAATGTAAGCATAGTCACTAGCCTTACGAGAGTTGTCTCCTGTTACAGTTTTTACTGCTTTTTCAATTTTTACTAGATGAGCATATACGAAAGCATCATTTTTAAGTAAAGAAGCTTTTATATCACTATCAGCAGAAAGGCTTGACCCTAAAGTCCTTAATGTCATTGTACTTCCTCCAACTGTAATCCAAATTTATATAAACCATTAGTACCTAGAGAATACTCTTGTATATCACTAGAAAGTATTACTTTTATCAAAGGATTGTAGAAACGAAAGTCTTCGTCGTTCGCCACTGCTTTTGCTAGTCCGGGAGTGAAATGAATACGTACTTGATTATCAAGACCATCACTGTCATTTATGGGCGAGCCTGATGCTGTATGATAATCATCTTTAAGTTCTACTCTTGTAACCATATAAGCTTTTTTATGATTAGAATTTGCCCCATCAATATTAAATAAGTCACCTGGTTTAGGGTGGCTATGGGTAGGTACGTTATAAAGACTATTTTCATTACTTACAATTGCGGAAGTAGTACCTGCCAATAAAGCTCCACTAGTATTTATACTTTTTGTGCCCACTGTGCCAATAAAATCTGCAAAAGCACTGTCTTGAGGAATACGGTATTGAGGTAAAGAAACAAAAAAAGGTGTTAAGCCCCCTCGTTTATGAATTAAAAAATTATAAATTCTTTGAAAATCCTCTCTGGTCATGGGGTTATATTCAATAGATATTTTCCATAAGTGATAACCTATAGCTCTGGAAATAAGACGCCCAGAATTTGTTCTAGTTCTCATAGTGCTGTTTTCAGAGGATAGTCTTACGGAAGCATAGCCAGGGCCTGCTGTCCCAGCTACTTGTCCCGCTTCCCCAATACTATTATTGGGGTCGGGAAGAACATCCTGAAAATTTGTAAATGCTGCCATTATTGTCTCCTGCCTTTATCTTCTTTTAAAAGTCTTGCTTCCGTATGCACGTTCTATACCGCCACCAAATAGTCCGGCCCCTTGAGTTGGTGTCATTGAAGAAGTATCTACTTTCTCCATAAAGGGTTCCCCGTAAGAATTAGACGCATCTCTTAACATACCTATAATATTACCTCTTTGTTCAACTAGTAGTTCTTCCACGCCTGTGGCATCTACAGTATTAATATTGAAAGTTATAGCTTGTACATTGCCTTCGCCGATATCATCGTTAGCAACTACTCTTCCCGGGGTTTCAGGTACAAATAGCTCAGGACCTCTTTCTCCTACAACAAAACCTACATTGCCTCCGGCACCTCTATACTTGGCACCGCTAAAGGCTGGTTTAAAGTTTTCGGCTCCGCCTGTGCCATCTTGACCTCTAAAATATGCTAATTCTCCAGCGGCGCTTTGTGATTTAGCCATGTCTGCACTGCTTTTTCTATTGCCCATAGAAATACTGGTGGCCGCACCCGCTCCGGCTCCTCCTGCTCCTGAACTGCCCCCTCCTTGATAAGAAGTACTGGCAATAGTTGCAAGACTTTTTGCTCCCATTGCAATAACAAGACCTGCTAACATTGCACCTACAACTGGCCCTGCTGCACCCCCTATAGACATTCCTGTGGCGTAAGCCTCTATAGCACCGGTTGCTGTAGCAACAACTGTTTGTGCCATCTTCATTTTCTTTTGTGTTTCAAAAGATTTACGTGCAGCAGCGTCTTTTTTCTTTTCTAAAGATTTTAATTTTGCTACTGAGGCGGCGGATTTACCGTCTCGATTTTTCTCTGCTGCTATTTCTGAATCAATTGCTTTAATTTTTTCTGCAGAAGCCTGCTTCTGGATCTGCGAACCCATAGTAAGTATTGCACCTACGACTGCAAGACCTCCTTTCACTTTATCAAGAGCGCTTCCACCATCTTCACCTAACAAAGTGAAAGCAGTATTTAAACTAGCAATGCCATCCAAAGTAAGGGCCATTAACTCTCCTTCAGGTCCTATAGCTCTTAGATCTTCGGCTAGTGCATTCATAGACAAAGAGGCTTCTTCTCTTGTTGCGATCATATTTGATTTTTTTGCTGCATCTACAGCTCGCACTTTCGCGGCTCTGTCTTCGTCAGAAAGACCGTCTTTTTTTGCTTCGGCATCCAGGCTTGCTATATTTGCAGCCCTGTCAGCACGAGCCAGAGAATTTTTAGCTCCTTGGGCTACCGTGGCAGATCCAGTAGCTGATGCAAATTTATCTATAGTCGCTATTTGAGCGGCTCTATCTTCTTTTCTCTTAGCTAGTCTTTGTTTCTCAATTTCTAATGTTTTTAGCGCCAGATCATACTCATAAGTAGCGGAGCCTTCTACCAGCTCACCTCTTTCTTTTTCAAGTTGCGTTATTATTTTTTTGTGTTGCTCGTCTCTTAAGTCAAGAACCCGTTGTCTATCTCCAAGCCTCTCTGCGTTTTGTATTTTAAGATCTATTTGGTCTAACTCTAATTTTCTTGCTTCTTTGGCTATTTTTAACCCTAACAAAGCTTCTTTATTTGTATCTTCCGCATCTTTATCAGCAAATTCAGCTTTTTTCACTTCTACAGCTAATGTTTTTGCGCCGGATACCCCTCCTCGTAGTTTATCAATAGTGTCAAGAGCGGTCTCAGCAGCTTTGCCGCTCAACTTATCCTCTTCTATTAGTCTTTCTATTTTTGATTTTTCTAGTGCAAACTGAAGATTTAATAAATCAAACTCAATCCGTATACGATCTAAAGCTGCTGTTTCTTTTTGCTCTTTTAAAGTTTTGCCTTCCTCGTTTTTTTCATTTTCAAGTTTCTTCCTGTCTCTGAGTAGCTGCAGTTCATCTGCCGCACTAATAGAAAGACCTTGTTGGGCTTTTAACAGTTCTAAAGATCTTCGTGCAGAAGCAGTTTTAATACTATTAAGTTTTTGTTGCGAAGCGAGTATTTTATCAGTAAAGCCAAGCAGTTGTTTTTCTTGATTAAGTCTAGCTATTCCAACTTTAAAACCATCATCGTCAGTTGCTGCAATTTTTTGTTCTATAACAAGCAACTCAGCTGCAGCTTTTTTTACAGACTGTGCGTTTTCATCGTTACCTGCTTTTGCTAATTTTATAGCATAGGCAGATTTTAAGCGTTTTTTCTCGCTTTCTAAAGCGCTTAAAGAGGCATCTAGCTCTGCTTGTTTTAATGCGGCATTATTTTTTGATACTTGTCCTAGTTCTGAGGCTAAAGCAAGATGTACTTTGGTTATTGCAGGTTGCTCTGCTAAAACATCTAAGTGCTCTTCATATAATCTTTTGGTTTCTACTGCTTTTTCTTTTAAACTTCCTGAAAAACTATCGGATACACCTAAAGCTTTTCCCATGTTATCAAGAGCTTTTACATCAGCTTCATTTACAGCGATTTTCTTGTCTCCTGCACCTAACTTCCCTAGTCTCTCTGTCCCTTTAATAATAGCATCAAGAGCATCGATTTCTTCTTTACCCTCAGCTCGTGCTTTAGCTGCGTTTTTCCTGCTTAGTCGGCCTAGTTCCGCATAGGCTCCTATCACTCCCTCTGTTTCTTGAAATATGTGTGTAGTTCTTTCAAGCCTCTTGTCAAGGTCTTCAAGCTGTTCTTTTGTCTGACTTTTCCCATCTTTTAAAGCTTTTATTTCGTTCTCTAATAGCAGTATTTCTTCAGCGTAATATATAGCACCCTCTCCGACCTTCATACGAATTACTTGCTCTTTTAACATACCCTTGATTACTTCGTTTGACACTGTAACCTTTTCTTCTTCCATTGCTGTATAAGCAGCGCTTGCCTCTGTAGCTACCTTTTGCATTTGAGCTATTACTTCAGCAGTAAAAATACCTTTCTTTTGCATATTAATTACATCTTGCTCTGCCTTCTGCTGTCTGGTTTTTAGTTCTATAAGTTTTGTCGCTCTTTCAATTTCTGCGGTTTCTTCAATTTTCGCCATACCCGATCTAATTTGTTCCATTAAACCTGAGCGTACTTTAAGTGTTGCCATGTATTTTTCTTCAGCAGAGCTTAAATCTCCTAGTTTTACGGTTAGTTGTGCAGTTATTTTAGAAGTATTTTCCATAGACTTACTTACTTCGTCAGCTGCTTTTGCAACCGCGCCCTTACCGAAAAATTTCTCCAAGTAAGGCCATAAAAGACTGATAACAAACAGGAGTTGACCTATATAAGGTATCATGTTTAGTAGGGCAGAGCCCAGTAGCATAGCTGCTCCTGCAGCTGCTTTAAAACCTACCTGAAGTCGTGCAAGTCCTTTTACTCCTTTATTGTGTTTATCAGTCAACCCTTGCATCTGTAGACCGGCATACTTATAGGCTACGGCGAGTTTATCGAGTACGCCAGTTGTTTTTTCCATCTCAGAAAAACCACGGGCTGTAATACCTTTTACATTACTCCCTTTTCTTGCTTCTGCAGATGCGGCTCCTTTAGTATATTTTTGTTTATCTGCTGCTGCTAAGCCCTCCATAGCCAGCCTCTGTTCAACTATAGCTGCAGTTTCTAGCTTGTAATTTGCTAAGGCTTCTCCACTGTATTTTTTATTTTGCTTGTTTCTTTGGGTTTCTGATATTTTTAAAGTAGTGATTGATTTTTTGAGCTCTTCTGCCGAGATTTTTCCAGATTTGAATTGCTTTTCTAATGACTGTACATATTTAGGGGAGATAGAAAAATCTAGTTTTTTGACAGCAGTCTGTGCTTCTTTGTACTTTGTGGAAATAACAGTAGAGGCTTTTTTAGCCATTACAGCTGCTTGCGATGCAATTTCTTTTTGTTTTGCTGCCAGATCGGAAACAGCAGGAAGAATGGATTTAATAATAGTAGAACCAAACATAGTTAAAACACCAAACAAAGCAACAGGGTTTTTAGCTAAAAGAGAGACTAAAGGTTCTAATACATTACCTACAAGTTGTAAAAGTATTTTACTTAAGTCTGCAAAGCTAGCTGCAAGTTTATCATAAGGGTTTGCTTCTACAGACTCTGCTATAAGATCAAACTTTTTCTTGCCTTGCTCAATAGTGGCATTCAAAAAAGCTTGTTGCTTTTCAAACCGGGTTAAACTATCTACTGCCTTTCCGTTTGCATCCGCATACTTTTGGCTTGCTTCGTCTAACCGCACAAGAATACCTAATTCATCCAGAATTTCAGGTTCTAATTTTGCCGTACCTTTTGTTAGTCGAGTTAAAGCATCTCCCATGTCTCTGCCAAGTGCTAAGGATGCCCCTTTTGCGACTTTGGTTAACTCTTTTAATTGTTTTGTTGAAAATCCTGCACTTATTGCTAAAGCAGTGGATTCCATGGCTTGTTTCATGGATACCGCAGCACCTGTGATATCTTTTATTTGAGAAGCTACATAAGGAAGGTTTTGTCCGGCTGCTTGACCTACTATTTTTAGACCTTCTTCTAATTGTGCTGTGGCTTGGGCACGTTGAAGAGCGCCAAAAGCAGCAGTAACAGCAAATACATTAGCGGCTAAAGTAGCATAGGCGGGAACGAGTCCTCCAGAAATACCAGTAGTCATTTTTGAAAAAGATTTGGCACTGCTAAGACCTGCTTGACCTACTCCTTTTTGTCTCTTTTGATAATGATCGGCAGCATCTCCAGCTTTTCTTTGAGCCTTGCCTAAACCGCCAAGCGAATCAGCAGCTGCTTTTGCTTTTTTCTGAACAACATCAAGGGAGCCATTGTCTGATACTCTAATAGTTAATTTAACGTCGTTAGCCACTATTTTTTTCTCTTTAGCTTATCGTGCTCCCTTTTAAGTTGTTCCTGGGACTTTTTGATAGCTCTTGAATCAAGAAACTGCAGTACTTCTAAGAAGAACCCTCTATCCTCAATTCCGTAAATTTCTATATAAGTATTTAAATTAGTATAGTCTTTTCCTACAAAGCCTATATCTGGGTATACTCTATCCCCTAAAGTATTAAAGGTATTTATTGCATATACCATTTCATCTGGAAGATCCTCCCAATCGGGAGGAATTTCTGAGTCTTTAGGTTCTTTATCTAACTGTTCCATCATCGTGAAATATTTATCACGAGTCATACCCGTATCAAGATTCTGAAATAGCTTTTCCAACCTTTCTAGGGCTTTCTGTTTTTCCTTTACTACGAAAGTTTTCTAAATCAAAGACTACCTCATTGAGCCATGTATCGAATTCAGTTGAATTTGTAACAAGAATTTCTGCATTTTCTTCCGAGTAGTCTACCTCAGCTGCAGGATCTTGATTATCTGTATCAATAAGAATTAGAGTCTCTAAGTGTGCAATTGTAAGACCTTTCCAGTTTTGAATAGTTGCTTTTGCAAACTCTTTAACAAATTTGTCCTCATCTAAATT